ACCACCGAATCCACATCCTACATCCAAAATACTGTCGCCTTCGCGGGTAGCCGATTGGATGAGGAGACGCTTGGACTCGTTATGGTACTTGCGTATCTCCTCCATTTATTTAATTTAATTTTTTCTTTTTAAATGGTTTACTAAGGTTAAAAAGAAGATTATAATTATTATAAATGAAACCTATTATTAAATGGGTTGGTGGTAAAACACAAATTCTCGATAAAGTTTTGGAATCTTTTCCACGGGAAATGGAAAATTATCACGAACTATTCGTGGGTGGTGGTAGCGTTCTATTTGGGTTACTTGAGAGTAAAGATATTACCGTAAAAGGTAAAGTGTACGCGTACGATAAAAATCAAAAGTTAATCAACATGTATAAACAGATTCAAGATAATCCTAAAGATGTACACGACCATTTACTTGAACTCTTTACCACGTACGATATGCGAACCGGTACTGAAGTAAACCGTAAACCACAAACTGAAGAGGAAGGTCTCACATCGAAGGAAAGTTATTATTATTGGGTACGTAAAACGTATAACGATTTAATACCTACAACATATACACACGCCGCGACATTAATTTTTCTAAACAAGACGTGTTTTAGAGGTGTATATAGGGAAGGACCGAACGGGTTTAACGTACCGTATGGACACTATAAAACGACGCCGTTAGTGGTATCATTAGAAGAGTTAGTAAAAATACAAGACCTTATAAAAAATGTGGTTTTCAAATGTTGTGATTTCAGAGACGCGTTCACACAAACCGTAAACGACGACGATTTTATATACGCGGACCCTCCATACGCACCGGAAAGTGTTAAGAGTTTTGTAGGGTATACGAAAGATGGATTTATAATGGATGATCATGAAGATCTATTTAATTTATTAAAAAGTTCTGATATTGGTTTTGTCATGTCTAATGCAAAAGTCGATCTCGTAACCAGTAGTTTTAAGGATTATAAGATAGACGATGTTCCTGCGAGACGTGCGATACATAGTAAAGACCCTTCGTCTACAACAATGGAGGTGCTCGTGCATGGATATGTTCGAAAATAGGACCCCACTCAGCTTTGTATTTAGCCGGAAAATAAACATCCCTTTTCTTCCCCTTGTTCGTGAGTATTGTTTTGCGCATAGCTGCATTTTCACCACCCACGAAGAAAAACCCAATACCTTCTTCAGACATGATTTCGTATGTGTCTTCGTATCTCAAGGAGTCCCAAAAACACTCGTTTAACATATACGAAAACCTAAAATCCGCATTTGGATACCTTTTTGAATACTGTTTAAGTTTATGTGACCCTAAACCAATCTTTTCATCGGTTGTGCCTTGACCTAGCTGATGCTTTTTTTCAATGATATGTATATAATTATCACATAAACGACGAAACATTCCGTCCGGTTTTAATTTTTTAACGTATTCCTTTAAACCCTTATACTGTTCGAGATATGCAATAGATTTATCCTGATCTACATATACATACTCGTATCCGTGAATGGATACAACCTCGCCATCTTCGAAATCATTCGTTTCTCTTTCGAATACTTTTCCCCACTGGTTTGTTTTTTCACCTCCTTTTCCGTTTTGGATCATTTTATTAATTTTTGTTATCGAATCTATCGACTTGGGTGTAAAAAATCTCAGTATATATAAATGGAAACTGAAAATAAGAAGTGTGATGATACACAACCCGTCGCAAACTGGAAGTGTATAGTGCTTACGTTAGCGTTATCAGGTGGGTATTGGTTTTTACCTCATAGAAACAAGTGGGTCCTTCTAGGACTCTTATATTTTCCATACATAGCACTCGCATACTACGACCACTGGTACGCGTGTAAACGTAACCTCGGACCAACGTACCTCGCCATGTTTTACCATTGGATAAAACCTCAAGATTCGGAACAGATCGTTAAGTATAAGAATTGGTGTCCCGAAATCAAAAATAGAGTTCTTTTCATAGACACTATCATATTACTCGGTTGTTTAGTCGCTTTACCATCGTTCCTTAAATGGAAACCTAAGTAAAAAACAGGCTTAAAAAAAAAGTACTAAATAAACATATAAAACAATGTCTACTCTCGAACAAGATTACACGACCGTACCGGGTCAATTATACGCGTGCCTGTCCGTCGTAGGACCAGAAGCACCACAAAAAAACGATAAGTTTGGTATTAAAATTAGGGGCGCATTTAACTCACGCGACGAAGCTGCGTCACACGCGAAACGTCTTCAAAAAGAAGATGCGACTTTCGATATTTATGTCGTCGACATGTATAAATGGTTGTTAATTCCACCGGATAATACCCAGATCGAAGATGCGCACTATGCGGATGAAAAGCTCGAGGAATTGATGACGGGGTATAGAGAAAACCAAGCTGAAGCCGCTAAGATGTTTTCTGAACGTAAGAAGGATATGATGGCTGTTAAGGCACCTGGTACCGATACGTATTTCAAAAGCGGTGACGAAAACTCGCAATTTTATACGAAACCAGACGAAGCCCCTGTCAGTCACCCCGGTGAAGTTTTGGACCGTCTCCAAAAAGAAAAACCTGATGCGAATATGGAAGATCTCGTCAAGGAAGCGGACGAGATTGTTGCGCAGGAAATAAAGGAACGACAAGAAAAGCGTGAAGCTGACGCAAAGGAAGCGTTGGAAAAGGAGGCTAAACAAAGAGGGTTTAATTCCGTGGAAGTTATGCAAAAGTTCGACGAAGAAAAGGCTCGTGCTGATTTACAAGCTGCGGAAGAAGAAGCAAAGAAAGCTCAAGTTGAGCTTTCGGAACAGGCGCAGATTAAGGAAGATGATGGTAAAGATGAGGAAGAGGAAGTGACATCAAAAAATACGGAAAATGTAAACCCAGATGAAGCGTAAATTAATTTTGTTATTTAAATGTAAGTATGTTGAGTATTATATTGAACATAATCACCATTCTTATAGTGTTAGTATCCGTCGTTTTATTTTTCAGAGTGTATAAAGATCAAAAAAGTAAATCGGGTGGCGGTGTCGAAAGTGAAGAAGTTACACCTTCTAAAGTTGCCGAGGACATGGCTAAAGATCCACTCATCGTGAGTAGATCGTATTTTACTGAACCGAAAACGGGTAATATAGGTACGTTTACGGGTCAACAAACTACATCTGAATACGATTGGATAAAAGGTAAACCTTTTATCCCGGTCTAAGTATTACGGGTTGCATGGTTTTACCCATGAAAAACCCTAATAAAAACGCTACAAAAATTATAATATACCCCGTTTTATCTAAATTTGTAAATATATCGTTTTTTTCCTGGTATTGAGGTTGTGGGTTATAATAAACCTGGTGTTGAGCAGGGTGTGAGTAATATTTATCGTCTACGGTTTCGTCGTGTTGTTCTTCCTGTTCTTCGTCTATCAAACCGGTACTGTTTTTATTTATGAATTCGTCTGGGTTATACTCAATCGGTGTTCCAACTTCAGCTTCCATATATAAAAAAAGTATCTATTTTTTTAAGCTCGTTATTACTCGCTATATTCTTCTTCTTCTTCGGAGTAGTCTTCATCTTCATCTGTATCGTCTACGACGAACCCTTTTAAATTACCATTATCATCTGCGTCTTCATCATCTTCAACATCTTCATCGTCGTCTGAACAAAAATCTTCATCGTCTGATTGTAATACATCGTAATCGGAATCGTATTCATTTTCCTTATAATCATCTTCCACTTCTTCAAATAATTCCAAACGTTGTGGTACTTTAGAAACTCGTCCCGAGCGTGTTTTTACACCCGAAACCATTATATAAATATTATAAATACAATTCTTTTAAGTATTTTACTCACTTTCATTCTGTAAATTAGCGTATAATTCATCGAAATTTAGTTTTATATTACTAATAATGATATCTATATCTTCTAAAACACTGGTATCACCGGAAACTGAACTGAGTGCTATTTCGTCTAGATTTGATATAGATCTATTCATTAGTTTTTTAGATAAAGTTATATCTGTTCTGTATTCTAGAGCCATTTTAATATTCTCTATGAATTCGTTGTGTATAGATGGATTTAACCCTGAATATTTATAGGATTTACGTATGAGTTTATGTATCTCGGTAACACTATTCTCTTTTATGGATATCATAGAAGATGCGAAGTATATAACAACAGCTAAAACAATTACTGCTAGCATTATATTCTATAATTTAGCTATTATTTTTTTATCTAAATAATGTTTGCGGTTTTCGCAATTACACACTTGTTCAATCTTATCTTTTACAATTCTAAAAACAATGTAACTTTTGTTACAAATTAAACACGTATGATTAGTGCGAACTGAGTATTCTTTTATATTTGATTTTGATTTAGACTTTGTTTTTTTGATTTCTACTTTAGACACTTTAAAATCGTCACCTGTGTTTAACATGTTTTTCATTATGAAAACTGAAAGTTGATCAGTTAGATTTAAATCGTACTGTTTTATTTCTTCCTCTTGTTTTTTCTTGATGAATTTTGTGATAGGTGGTACGTACTTTTTAACACCACCTTCTTTATACAAACGATTTATAATATTAGGCGATAATTGATACCTTTTACCGGTAAAATCTTTACAAAACCCGTAATGTCTTATTATATCAGTAGTAGAAAAACACTTTTGTGCGATTGTTTCGCCTATTATATGAAACCATACATGATTGGAATTATGGTTACATTTTTTATTTTCACAATAAAAAGAATTTGTTGACACGAGGAAGCTACCGTTACATTCAAACATTTTCGTGATACGCGAAGTTGCCTGTCCTTCGAGATACTTATTTACAAATTTTTCTATGAGTTCTAACACTTCCTGATCTTTAAACTCATGTTTTATTTCATCTTCTGAAAAAGAATCTTCTTTATTATATTCTATGACCGCTCCTTCTATTATAACAGGCGTTGTACTTTGTGTGCGTATGGTTGCCATTTTTAACATTTCAATGTCACCTTCTTTGGGATTTTGTATTTCTTGAAGTAATTGAAAAGATTGTCCTTGACCACCTTTAAAAATAAACAATGGTACATATTCACCTTGTATTTCTTTCCCTGTATTGTTACACTCTTCACACCCTCGTCCTAAACACTTTTCGTGTTTACCTTTTTTATGTGAATATGGCATTCTAAAACCACTTCCTTGTGCTTTTGTATCCGAACTTCCATATACGGCGCAATCAACTATATCTGACCATTTTTTACTTCCGTCGAAAATGGAAAGTGCGTTTATGACGTGTTCTCTGAGTGCTATTGCGGATGATTTATTTACTACGAAATCTGGCCAATTTATATGAACACCTGATTTTACAAGATCTTCACCGGCGGGTTTTGGTTCGGCTATTGATATTAAAGCATTACCACCACCGTGACGAGTAACTATACCACATATTAACTGACATATATCGAATATGTCACATACTTCTAAATAGTCTCGAGCCTTATGGTCAATATCTATAAAAAAATTATAGTTTTCAGTTTTTTGTTCAACTACAAATATTTTTTCATCTTTTTTATACGCTTCTATACATTTTTTATAAAAATCATTCAATCTATCAAATGGCACGGAAAGAACACCGCCATCCATGAGCACATGTGATACATTGGAGTTGTTTAAGAACCCCTGTTCTTTACACCATTGTTTAAACATGGTGTATACTTATAATTTATTAGTTTTATTTTTTTATATTCATTCATCACTATCGTAGTGATGTCGCCATATGGTTTTTCTATACGAAATTTCTGGGTACTGTTCCTGTTCTGCTAAAGACTTTTTAAGTACTAAAAGTTCATAAACTTTATCGTTTTGGTGAACTTCTAAATACCTTGTTGCTTTACTTTCTGTATATCCATGATGTTCAATTAATATATCTTTTATTTGTGATAAAATATAGGCTTTAGACTTCATTATTTAATAGAGAAGGTTTTTCTATTGAGAGAAGTTACACACGTATAAAATTCGGGGTTATTGAGTACATTTTTGACGATCCTATCCCATTGTTTTTTCGTATTGAATTCCGATAAGGTTTCAAAATTCATGAAATCATTTTCATCAAACGTTCTCTTAATTGGTAATTTTTGTATTTTTTTTAAATTTGTTTTTTGTTTTTCATCGTTAAACTTCTTAACGAGTTCGTTTTGTTCCTGTTGTGTATAATTTACGAAAAATATGAACACGTTATATTCCAACTCTACACCGGGACTTTCCTTTACTATAAACTTGAAAGTGGTATATTCACCCTTTTTGAGATTTACAACTCCTCTCGTTTCTTCTTCTAATTCTCGTAGGGCACATCTTATTGGGTTGGGTATTTCTCTTCTTCTGCATCCACCGGTGACAAAAATCCAATCCTTGAATCTTCTGTCCCTAACGGTAAGAAATTTTGGTTTAGAACCTGTAAAGGTTACAGGTATTGCGATAGCCTTGTATTTCTTCATTGCGCATTTGCAAGTTATAATTGAGCGAGATGATTATTCTGAAGAATCT